GTTTCTGTTGCTGTCGTTAGCTTTCCAAGATTAGATATTTTTTGCATTAAGTCAGACATTACGTTTTCGTCTGTAGTTTCTGACAGCATTCCAGAAAGCTTTGAAGTAGCCGCACTAAGACCACCCGCGTTTGCATCACGCGCAGATGCGAGCCCTTGCTCATAGATATTAAACGCCTTTCTAGAATTTTGAATTTGTTCTTTTTTTCGGCTATAGCCTCCTATGTTTTTGCCTGCTTGAAACAGCCCTTCAAGATACGCAGGTTGAGTTGCTCCTCGAACAAAATCTCTTCCAAATCTAGCCATGATTAACCTCCAAATGCCCCTGAGAGTAAGCCGGTAGAAGCCGCGCCTACGATATTAGCTCGACCAAGACCTGCACCAAGCAATGCATCAATGCCTGATGCTGTTGCCTCGCCAAACAATCCAGCACCATACAACTGAGCTTGTTGCTGTTGAGCGGAAGCAGTTTGCCCTGGCGCAAAAGCCGCAAGCATTTGCTGTTGAGGCAAGTAACTACCCATTAAATACTGTTGACCAAGAGCCGCTAAGCCAGCTTGCTCTTGCCTAGCCTGTTGTGCCGCACCAAGACGCGCTTGAGCCATTGTTTGCTGTTGAGCTTTCTCCATGGCTAGTTGCTCTGGAGTGCCCCCAAACTGCGCTGTCTGTACGCCAAGGCGACCTTGAGCCGCTAGTCTTTCTTCAAGACCAAGTCGCTCTGCCATTTGCTGTGGAGCAGTAGCCGCTTGAATCTGATCGTAAATCTCTTGCTCACGAACAGCAGGATCTTGAGCCGCTTGATCAAAAAACTGACCAGCTCCACCAAAAAGATTTCTTTGAAATGCCTGCTCTTCAGGAGACGCACTCATTTGATATGTCATGGCTCCAGTAGATGGATCACGCATCATGCCAAATTGTCCACCTGTAGCAGTCGTTACTGTATAAGGTCTAAACTGAGTTTGCTGTAACTGCAAATCAGCAAGATCTTGCCCAGCTTGTTGCCCAGTTCTGCCAAGACTTCCAAGGTCACTGTAAGCACTATAAAGACCTAATGCACCGAGCAAGCCGCCAAGCTGAGTTGCTCCAAAATTTCCAAATATTCCATTGCTCATAATGTTTTACCTATTAAGGCCAATATATTAATTTCTTGTAGTGACAATGCGCTTCCATTGACGTCAGCCTCAAGGCCAACAACAACGGTAGAGCCACTTCCACCTGCGTTTAGTGCTTTACGCGTGGTAGAAGCACCTCCTGTAAACTCTTTAGATGCAGACACGGTTAGTGTATCTATGTCTACAAAAGCATTTGTAATGTAAACGTACGTTTTCCCGTCTACAGTATTAGAATAACTATCACCATTTAACAAAGCCCCACCGCCAGATCCGGTTGTAGGGGCAGTAGAAAAGTCACCTAAGAATTTATCAACAACATAAACCCCATTCGTTAAAGTAGACGTTATAGTAAAGCCAGAAAGCTCAGAAAGAGAAACGTACTCAGAAGCACCAAACTCTGCTACAGGTGCGCCTTGCACAGTAAAGGTTGTATTTCTGTAGCTAGTGTTAAAGTCATAAGCAAACTTAATAAAGATGTCTGTATTGCTGGACGTAATAATCGTAGGGTTAATCTTCTTGATAAACTTAAGACGCGAAGAATCGCCAAACGTAAGGCTTGGACTGTAATATTTAAATCGGAAAGGCGACCCATTATCTAAATAACTTTTGTATTCACTAATTCCATTAGTAGATCCTATATATAACTTGCCGTTTTCTAGCCGCTCATACGCTGTAAATACAGAGTTAGGCCAGCGTGTTGCTCTTAAAGATCCATCTTCTAAATTGCCTCTTAAATCAAAGCAATACGTTGTGTTTTGACCAACAAAAGTAAGCAAGTAAAAGCTTTCTTCTGGGCTATAGACTGTTCGGTAAGAGGTATTCTCGTCTTGTATTAGCTCAATAATGTCTTTAGTAATGGTTTTAGACAGTGTGCTAATGGGCATAGACTTTTCTTGTATTGTTCTGCCAAAACTACGTAGCCCAGTATGTGACAAAAACAACACATCAGTACCCGTGTGTTGGATAGTGTCTCTATCTACACACCCAACACCCGCTACAGTATCAACCAAAGCCATCGTTGCCGGTGCTTCAGCGCCTTGATAAACAACAATGCTGTGCTGTCCAAAAATAATAAGGAGGCCGTTGTGTGCGGCCAAAGCAACAATCTCATCGTAACCGTCAGGCCATACCTTAGATATGTTAATGCTACCGCTAGTACCACCAGACCAGTCATTACCAATTAATAGATCAGACCAGTAAACCGTAGACTTATTACTAGTTGTATCTGCAGTCCAAAGGCGACCATAAGAAGATATAACTTCATTACCGTATTGAGCCGCAGTAATCCCTGTTAGCTGAGTAAGAGTGGCGGGGCTAACTGTGCCGTCATATACCAAAGGCTGTATGCCACGCTGAAAAAAATAAGCTTTGTCATTAAAGTTTACGATCTTCCAGTTGTTTGCGCTGATACTAATAGAGGACGATATATCTGTAAGGGTACTCGTCCCTGTCATTACCTTGTTGTTGCCTACAGACAAAACAGTAGTAGCACCAGAGGTGTTTCTATACTCATGAACATCTCGAATAGCTTCAGAGCCTAATGCCGTTTTATCTGTAGTAAGAACAGTGTGGCCTTTGCGCGCCGCAATACGCCCCCTCTTATCGATAACAGCGTTATCCGCTATTTCCGCAAACGAAGGATCTTGAGCAATAGGAGAATCCTCAGTGTTAATTCCCTTAAACGCTGGTGCTACAAGATTAATACTGCGTAGTTCTTGTGCCATATTAGATAGTCCTAAAGATCATCTCTTCTGGATGCTTTGCCGCATCAATAGCAATGGCATCAGATAGATACTTGTCTGCAATAGCAAAGTATTCAGCTGTAGAAGTGCCGCCCGTCTCTCCGCGTTCACGCGCAAGCAGTGCTATAGCAAGGTGAACAACAGGCTGGCTAGGAATTAAAAGTTTATCTGAGTTTGATGTCAGATCGCCTTGACGCTTAACCACATCAAAACGAAGGCTGTATACACCGTCTGGTATAGGGCCAACTAAAACCTGAGTATCGCCGTTGCTGTCTAGCCCGTTGTACGTAAAGTACTTAGGCGCACCCTCTACTGCCTCTGCAATGTACAAAGCATCGTTAAACCAATCTTTGCTTTGATACTCCATAAAGCAGTTCTGAGTATTGTTTAAGACTGACATGACTTTTACATTGTCACCAGAGTTAGTTAGTGAGTAAGTGTTGTCCGAAGCCGTTGTAGAGATTGTGATCGTTTCGCGTAAAGCAGACCAATCAGTAGCCTGACTAACCAATGTTTTAGCATCGTTAATAAAGTCACCTGCCATCTTGGCGTATGTATTTTCAGATACGGTAGTAACTTCTTCTTCGCGCAATCTACGCAGTACACTGTTCATTATGTCTAGATAATTCATTTAGATAATCTCTTAAACAATCCATTTAAGCCTTGAACATAATCGGGAAGAACTAAGCCAGGCATTGCTACAGGCTGATAATTTACACTTGCCATATAAGGTCTAAATTTAGGATCAAACATTCCACTTGCTTGACCGCCGCCAGTGCCTGCTCCAGATCCTGAGCCGGATCCTGAGCCTGAGCCAGAACCTGCTCCTGTACCAGTACCGCCGCCAGTTCCGCCTGTAGGCTCTCCACCGCCGCCACCACCGCCACCAGCGCCACCACCGCCAGAAGGCGCTATAACAATATTGGGACCCGATGGCGCAGGGCTTGTGGCTGGTTCAGCTTGATCGTCACGCACATATCCACTTTCCGGATAAGTTCCGGGCGTGTCGACATCAACGTGATCAGGTACACGATCGGGAGGGACGATGCGGCCTTCATCTCCCATAACCCTTACGTTTCCGTCTTCATCAACAATAAAATAATCAGGGATGCCTATAACTCCGTCATCAGGCATGGAGGGAGGGTTGTAACCAGCGTCATCGGCTATGTCGCCATACTCTTCTAACTGCCTTATTGCTTCATCTACGTCTTCTTCTGAAGGGTCTCCTTCACTAGAGCCACCACCACCAGCAGGCTCAGTTGTAGTAGGAGTTTCCGGAGCCCCTAAAATAGGTGGAAGAGTAATTAGTGTTGGGTCGATAATTATTTCAACAGGGTTTCCATTCTCATCAAAAATAATTTCCGTTGACGATTGGGTTGTATCTTCTATACCGCCCGGATCTCCAAGCACAATATCTTGGGTAGCCAACCATTCCTCAAAGCCGCCAGCCTCAATTATTTCCCTGCCTACTTCTTCGAGTTCAACCGAGCTTGAGCCGTCAAGAAAACCATTAAGCACAGCTACTACTTGCGGGCTTATATCTTCCGGATTTCCTATTTCGCCAACAATTGTTCGCATAATAATGTCGAATGGGCTGTCTTCACCACCGAACGTATCTGACGGTCTTTGATCTTCTCCGGGCGGAGGCATTTCATCGTTGCTAAGACTAGCAAGCATACCGAACTCACTGGGATCTGCTCGAGTAATGCCTCTTTCAAATGCGGTAGGGGGTGCATTGCTTGGAGCGCCGCTAGGTCCATAGTTAAACATAAAACTACCTAAGCCACCGCCGCCATCACCAAGCAAATCTCGCTCATTTATTGGTGCATCATAACCGCGCGAAACAGACATCACTTTCTCCAGTTAGCCAGGCCACGCAGGCCAAAGGACGCCGCTACTGCCGCACCCAAAAAACCTTTGTACCACTCAGGCATAGCATCCAATGCTTCAAACCCCGACATAACTACAGGAACCATTTCAGGGAAAAATGCCAAGACACATGGCACCGAAAACAAAATAGTAAACCACTCATCTTTCCACGAACTGCTTGCGTTGTTAGCATGGATGTTTTCCCAGTTGCCATCTTGTTGTATAGAAACCATCTTGGCTTCATGGACGGCTTTCTTTTCCTCTGACTTACGCTTGAGGTGTCCGCCAATAAGATCTGCTACAGGGCCAATCAAAGCTTGCATCATCGTATGTACTCAACAAATACCAAGGCACCAAGAATAAAAGGATATAGCGCATAAACAGCCTGACGGTTGCTAGCAATGTCTTTGGTTGCTGTATCAAGCTGTCTTTGAATCATCTCATAACGAACAAGACATTCCTTCTCGTGTCCTTCTAGGCGTGCTAATAATTCTTCTGTTCTGCTCATCCTTTAATTTCCCTTACCACTATTGAAACTAAACCAAAAGTTATTATTGAGAACACTACACCAAACAAAGTTAACAACATGTTTTCTTTTAGTTCTTGCTGTCTGTAAATAGTATCCTGCCTTTCTTGTACTATCTTTCTTTTTAACTCACGAAACTCTCGCAAGCCATCATCCCCGTAAGCGTAGCGAATCATTAACAAAATCTCTCGCTGTTGCTCTTGTATCTTCTTCTTTCGTGCAAAGGCTTTTATTGCTTCGGCCTCTACACTCTTACTAAAAACTACTTTTCTAAACGGTGATACTTTGTTTGCTTTCTGCTCTTGATATAGAACATCACTAGCATGTCCGTACCAAGAAGCAATCTGCCCCATAGTGTCTTCTACTGATCGCCCAGCCTGAACCATCCCCTGCACCATAGCAAAGGCTTTGGTTGCCCCAGCAATAGCGGTTACAGGGTCGATCATTAGACAGGTACTCGACCAATTATTAAACCCTCAGCTATCTCTTGATCTATCCGATCTTCCATTTCATGTACTAACGCTACGGTTGCATCCATAT